AGGTCCCGTGGGTAGACAACAAAGTCCTCGCTCATTGGATCCGGGACAATTTGATCTACGATCAATTAATTTTGGAATATTATAAAGAAAGTGAACCTAAGTCAGGCTGGGTTCACGTGAGCTACATTGAACCTTCTATTAAAAATAGGAAAAAAGCTCAGATCTGCGATGGCAAAATCTGGAGGCCGTTAGAGTAACCACTCCCTTGCAGCCTCTCCCAATATCTCGTCAGCTACATTAATCTTTGCTCGAAGCGACTTGACAATCTTTTCGTCAATCGTTCCGGGTACAATAAGATCCACATACGTCACTTTATTTGTCTGTCCTATTCTATGAGCGCGGTCCTCGCTCTGCACTCGCAGCTCCAGATCATAGCTATTGCTGTAATAGATAACCGTGCTTGCTGCCGTCAGCGTTAGACCGTAGCCGCCTGTTTTAGGGTGCCCCACGAGGAACCTAAGTTCCGAACGACGATTCTGGAAATCTTCCACAATCCGCTGCCGTTCAGAGTCAGGCGTTTCCCCGTGGAGCGTTGAGACTACCTGTACGCCATGGCAGTCTCGCAAGGCCTCAGCAATCGAGCGAATGTCACGTGTCCATGTCGCCCATATGATCACCTTACCTTGAACCTCCTCACAGACCTCCAACAGCTCCTTGATGCGATTGGACGGCAGCTCGTGTATTTCACCGTCGTCATCTGTGAGATGCCCACAACAAATTTGTTGTAGGCGCATAATTTGCGTCAGTACATTTTGTGTAGTGGACAGTTCTCCACTATCCAGTCGAGCGAGCGCCAGTTTTTTCATTTGCTGATATGCTCGTTGTTGTTCCGGGGTAAGTGCTACTATTCGTTTGGTATAAACTTTGTCGGGAAGATCCAAACAGTCATCCTTCTTAACTCTAAACGAATGTGCAGCCAGTTTCTCCGTCAGCTCATCCAAGCGCCGGAACCCAACTACGTGATTAAAGCTATGTGCTCCCATCGTCCTCCGCTGCACGACACTGTAGCGGCCTTGAAACGCATAAAAAGAACTGAACCCCAGAATGGAAGGATCAAGAAATGCCATCTGTGAAAACAAATCGAGTGGTGAACGAGTAACCGGGGAGCCTGTTAAAATTCTCCTGTACAACGCACCACGGCCCACGGCGCACAGTGCCTTCGTTCGCTTTGCTTTTCTATTCTTGATAGTGGTGCTTTCATCAACCACCATAAATGTCTTGAAGCGCTTAACGAAAAGTGTAGCAACGTCCACACCTTTCTTTGTTGAAAATGCTTCTACATTCATTAAGAGAAACTTTAGCTTGCTACTCTTTTCATGCAAAACGTTCAACGTACCACGGACCTTTTGAGTCAGTGTCGGATTCCATAACACAACTTCCCGTTCAATTTCAGGTGGCAAATGGGTTTTGATTTCAGGGATCCAGTTTGCGATAACCCCTTTAGGCGCAACCACTAATACCAGCTCAATTAAACTTTGCTTAAAGAGAAAGCCTGTTGTATCCAGGGCGACCTTGGTCTTCCCTGTTCCCATGTCTAGCAGGAGCGCAAATGTTTTAGCTCTCGCACTGGCCTCGAAGGCTTCACGCTGGTGGGCGTAAGGCTCTGTAAAATAAACGTATTTGAGGTCTTGCATTGTCCTGTAAAGTTCTATATAAACTTTCTTGACGGTTTCGTCAACCGCCGGAACAGTAACAATGAATAAGGAAAGGGAAGTAAGTGTCTGATATTCTAGACGAAATGGTGCAAGATTCAAGCACCAAAAACGATCAGCTAGATAAACTTGACGACCAGAAACTCGACAAAATTTCCAGGCTTGCCAACGAAGCAAGCGGCTTGCAGGAAGATGTCGAACGTCTCGAAGATGAGCTGAAAAATTTCAAGAAAGCCTACTACCGAGTAACGGACGAGCTTCTTCCTGAAGCTCTGGAAGAGCTAAATCTTGAAAAATTTACATTGAAGGACGGCAGTGAGATTGCTGTCAAACCCATTTATGCTGCCAGCATCCCAAAAGATAGACGTGAGGAGGCTTACGACTGGCTGCGGGAACATGGCGACGGTGACATAATCAAGAATAATGTCACTGTTACGTTTGGCAAAGGAGAGGATCAGGATGCACAAGCCTTCATGCTTATGTGTGGTGACCAAGGGTTCACTCCCCAACAAATGGAAAAGATCGAACCCATGACGTTAAAAGCGTGGCTTCGAGAACGTGTTGAAGCGGGTCACCCCATCCCGCTAGATTTATTTGGGGCTTTCATATCTCAACGTGCAACGATTAAAAGAAAGAGGAGCAAATAAGATGGCTCGCACAGCGACAGCTAAAAAGCGGAATGGCAAAGCAAAGTTACCCGCAAAGCGGAATGGGAATTCAAAGCCACTCGCGATTGTGAATCCCAGTATGTTTTTGGCAGATGCAGGAATTGGAATAAAGGATTTGGGATCAGAAGATCTTGCAATTCCCTTCCTCAAGGTTCTCCAGAAAATGTCCCCTGAGCTGGATGATTTAGATGTTCGGGCTGGAGACATATTTAATTCCGTAACTAAAGATGCAGTCCCCGGCAAAGAAGGAGTTCGTGTTGTCAACTGCGCCTACGCCCTTCAGTTCATTGAATGGGAGCCGCGTGGCACGGGAGCTGGTGCCCCTCATCGCATCTATGCCGCTGGTGATTCACTTCCAGAAACGGAGCGGGGAGAAGACAATAAAGATTATGTTGTCGATGGAAACGGTAGGTACCTGGAACGCACCGCCCAACATTACGTTATTGTTATGGACGAGAACGGCTTTACCCAACAGGCATTAATTGCCATGAAAGCCACTCAGTTCAAAAAGTCCAAGCAGTGGAACAGTGCTCTTAAAGCCAACAAAATGAAAGACGGGAAAGGTATTGATTTTACACCTCCTCGTTTCTCACATATTTGGCTTCTGAAGAGTGTGCCAGAGGAAAACAAAAATGGTAGCTGGCATGGATGGGAAATAAGCAAGGATTCTCAGATAGAGGATCTCAACCTTTATCAAGAAGCCAAATTGTTTGCGGAGTCGATCAACGCGGGACAAGTTAAGGTACAGCATACCCGCGAAGAAGATCTCACCGATACTGATAACGTCCCATTTTAAAGGAGGGGGGATTCGTCCCCCCTTTTTGTACGCGCAATGGAGCGGGAACTCATCAAGCGTTTCGCCTTATTGTATAAAGGTCTCGACGTAGCTTACGGCACCTTTGACATTACAGGGAAACAGGCTAACGGAAAGCGCAAGGGGATAGCTCTCCTTGTCCGGCAGAAGCGCACCATTGCGACTTTCGAAAGCCATTTGAATGGTGAGCAGGGTGTCGCCATTATCCCTATCAACGAGCAAAACGCTTGTTGGTGGGGTGCTCTTGATCTGGACATCTACCCCCTTGACCACATTGTAATAGTCAAGGCCATTCACCAACAGAAACTTCCCCTTGTAGTCTGCCGGAGCAAAAGCGGAGGGGGACATATCTACCTGTTTCTAAAAGAACCTGTCCCAGCCGAAACGCTTCAAAACAAGTTAAAGGAATTGGCAAGTGAAATAGGCTGCGCCTCTGGCACTGAAATTTTCCCCAAGCAAATCAAACTGGTATTGGAACGAGGCGATACTGGGAACTTCTTAAACCTTCCATATTTTAATCACGAAAACGGCTTGCGTTATGCGTTTAAATTAGACGGTACAGCAGCAACCTTAGAAGAGTTTGTTGAAATGGCGGAAGCTGCTGCCATTACACCTAAAGAGTTGGACCATCTCCTAGACAAAGAAGAAGTCATTGTAGACCCACGCCTCAAGAGTGGCCCACCCTGTCTTCAGATTCTGTTGCGCCAAGGCTTCCCGGAAGGTACACGGAACAACGGTCTCTTTAATTTAGGTGTCTATCTCAGAAAGGCGTATCCCGATGACTGGGAAAAGAAAATCCTGGAGTACAATCAAGCCCTCCTGGAACCACCGCTCGATCTTAAAGAAGTTAACATCGTCGCAGAGCAGTTACGTAAGAAAGAGTACCAATACAAATGTTCAGACCAGCCGATCTGTAATTTTTGCAATCGCGATCTGTGCCGTAGTCGTAAGTTTGGCGTTGGTGGAGATGCTAATACTCCGTCAATCGCTAACCTACGAAAGTACGATTCTGAACCACCTCTATGGTTCCTGGACGTCAACGGGAGTCCCGTTGAATTAGATACGGAAGCTCTCCAGCGTCAGCCGAAGTTCCAGATCCTTTGCATGGAACAAATTAATCACATGCCACGCACAGTGCCTCGTCCTGCGTGGGAAGCCCAAATGAATCTTTTGCTCTCGACTATGGTTGAAACAGAAGGTGCAATCATACACACCTCTGAAGATACTTCGGTTCGCGGTCAGTTCTACGAATTGGTTGAGGAATTCACGACGCACATGCAAGCAGCAATGGACCGGGAAGAAATCCTTCTGCGCCGCCCATGGACCAATGAGTCTAACCACCGTACCTACTTTCGTCTGAAAGACCTGGAGGCATTTCTAAAGCGACAAAAGTTTACTGAATACCGATCTAATAAAATTGCCCAGCGTCTTAGAGACATAGACGGCTTATCAGAGCAACTGAGTATTAATGGTAGATCTATCCGATGCTGGTCTATTCCATCCTTCGAACCAATCGAAAATGAATTCAGCTCACGTTTCGAAGAGACGGATGAGGAGATTCCCTTCTAATGCCTAGAAAACGATGTGCCTTTTGTAACAATGCCGCAGTAATTACCTCGAACAATACCCTCCTCTGCGCTAACCATTATTTCAAGGAACGGGCTATGGTGGATGTACCTTTCGGTCCCAAATCTCGTCAACAGAACCATTGGTCGGTCCTTCTTCGCGATCTCCGATCCGAAGCTAGACTGACACAGAAGGAACTGTCTCTAAAAACAAAAATGTCTCAACGAACCATTGCGGATTATGAAAACATCCACGAACCCCGCCAGCTTTCAATTTATAAAGTTGAAAGACTTCTGGAGGCATTGGGTTATGACCTCGATGCCGTACTGGCGAAAAAAGATGTATAGACTTTTTGGCCCTCCGGGCACCGGTAAAACCACTTCTCTTCTGAACAAAGTAGAAGATCTTCTATCCGATGGTGTCGCATCTAATCAGATTGGTTATTTTGCCTTCACCCGCAAAGCTGCTCACGAAGCTAGGGACCGGGCTGTCCTACGTTTTAATCTGGATCCGGAAAAAAACTTTCTCTTCTTCCGCACCCTGCACAGTCTGGCTTTCCAACTGCTTGGATTAAACGGAGCCGAAGTATTAAAAGAATCACACCTCACAAAGTTCAGTCAGATTGTTGGTGTCAACCTCACAGAAAGTACCGAAAACGTTGAGGACGAAGGTTTCACAACCTTTCGCAGCAACCATCCCATTATGAGAGCGATAGATCTGGCACGAACCACGCTCCAAGGACCTCGGTGGGCTTACAATAACATGGAGCTGTTCGAGACCTATTACCACTTTGAGCACATCTTTAATGAATACGAAAAATTCAAGAAGCAATCTGGACTTAAAGATTTCACCGACATGCTGGTTGAACTCGCAGCGAACAAAACTCTCATACCAAAACTCAAAGTTGTCTTTTTGGATGAAGCGCAGGACCTTACACCTCTCCAATGGGACGTAGCTCACTTACTCAATGAAAAGTGTGAACGGATGTACATAGCCGGAGATGATGATCAAGGCATCTTTGGCTGGGCCGGTGCTGACATCAACCACTTCATTGGCCTGGAAGGTTCCTCAGAAGTTCTTTCTCAATCCTATCGCGTCCCGCATTCCGTTTGGAAAATGGCAGATGGCATTGCCAACCGCATCCGACACCGTCAGAAAAAGGTCTGGTCTCCACGCGCAGCAGAAGGTAGCACCCGGTTCGTTAACGACCACTACTCAATAGACTTTGCGGATCAATGGCTTATATTGGCCCAAGCAAATTACATGCTAAATGAAATCGGCGCGTACCTTAAAACCAACGGCTATTTCTTTGAGCGATTTAATACGCCGTCGCTTTCTAAAAAAGTGCGCTCTGCAATTTCTTCCTGGACGCACCTTAACCTTGGGCACAACCGAGAAATAAGTTTGACGGAAGCACAAAACCTCTATTCCCATATCTCCAGTGCCGATGGAAGTCTCAAGCGTGGAGCCAAGAATTTATTGAAAGCCGCGAATGAACAAGATCTCTTTACCATGGGCTTGCTGCGTGAGCACTTCGGACTAGAGGCCACTGGTGATTGGAACGAAGCTCTCGACAGAATTAAACCAGAAGACAGAGCTTACGCCTCGACACTACTGAACCGAGGCGTCGATCTTAACTCCAAGCCACAGATAAAACTGTCCACGATCCACGGCGCAAAAGGCGGTGAGGCCGACAACGTGTTCCTTATGCTGGACCTATCCGGCAAAGCTCTGGAGCAAATGGCGAAGAACCCAGATGACGCACACCGCGTTCTTTACACCGGCATCACGCGCACTAAAGAAAACCTTCTTTTGAAACTGCCCGAGGATCGTCAGCGAGGATGGATATTATGACGGACCCTATTTCTCCTCCCCACTACCAGCGCAGCCAACTGGAAACCATTGATACTATCCTCGATGTGGTAAAAGATTTACCGGGCGACGAAGCCGCTCTGGTTTCAAATATACTGAAATACTTGGTTCGCTACCGGTTCAAGGAGCATACCGATCCATTGGAAGATATCAAAAAGGCTCAGTGGTATATTTCAAAGCTCGTACTTTTGCTGGAGGGAAAAGCTCCCACAGCCGATAAACCCAGATACTTGAAAAAAGAATACCCGATGTATCCGATTGATAATTGATGAAGCAAAATCTCAAGAGGCCAAAGTTCGGTGTCAAAACAGAATGGATGCCGGTCCAGGAATTACCCGTCACCCCTGATGGCATCACTGAAATAGCCATAGACTTAGAGACTAAAGATCCACGGCTCACGACCCACGGCCCTGGATGGCCCACCGGCAATGGAGATGTTGTCGGTATTGCAATTGCTTACGATGGTTTCAACTCCTACTTGCCGTTCGGTCACGAAGGTGGTGGCAACCTAGACAAAGGGCACGTGAAGAAATGGTTTACGAGAGAAATAGCCAAGCATCCCGCTGACAAGATATTTCACAATGCATCATATGATGTCGGCTGGCTTCGAAGACTTGGCATAAAAGTAGAAGGCCGGTTAATTGATACCATGTTGGCAGCGCCTCTTGTGGACGAGAACCGCCGCTACTATTCGCTCAACAGTGTCAGTTATGATTATCTCGGAGAAATGAAAAGTGAAGCAGCTCTTCGGGAGGCTGCTGCCGAGTTCGGTGTCGATCCCAAAGCTGAGATGTACAAACTTCCGGCTGCGTTTGTCGGTGAGTATGCCGAGGCTGACGCTCGCTTAACACTGGAGCTGTGGCAACACTTCAAGGCCCTCCTTTCACAGGAAGATTTGTGGCAGATCTTCGACCTTGAGACAGAAGTCCTTCCT